TAGGCTATCCTTCAGCCATGGGCGAGAGCGATCCTCCGGAGCTCACACGTCCTCACACTGAGACATCTTCATGAACGACGCGAATCTTTCGCCTTTCGTGAAGGGATACGATCCTCGTCGTAAGATTCCTCAGGGTCCGCGCTCCGCAACTCTGGCCGCACAGCGTCTGTTACGGGAGAGCATCTATCAGAAGGTCCAGGATCTCCTCGAGCTGTCGAACGCAGTAGCGAAGGATGCGCCGCCCTGTCCGCTCTGTCAGCGTGGCATGCCACGATCCGACTCGTTCAGGCTCAGCGCTATTCTCGCCATTCTGGATCGTGCTGGGCTCGGGCCGACCGCGAAGCTAGAGGTGACCCAGTCACCCAACGACGGATGGGTCAACTTCCTGACGCTGGAGGAGGCAGAGACCATCCATCGGATCCGCGAGCAGGCACGGCAGCGCGCCACGATTCGAGAAGAGGCCATCGACGTGACTCCTCAGGAGGCCTCGGGCTAATGGAGCTGCAGACCTACGTCGACGAGCTGCAGGACTTCCCCGACGCATCGGTCGACGCCGTCGTCTCTCAGGGCCGCTTTCCCGACACAGTCATTCCAGTCTTCAGGCCGCTCTTAGCGCCCAATCGCTACAAGGGTGCATACGGCGGTCGTGGCGGCGCCAAGTCTCACTTCTTCGCCGAGCTTCTCCTCCACCGCTGCGTCGTGCAGCCTACTCGAGCAGTCTGCGTTCGAGAGATCCAGCGCTCCCTGGAGCAGTCCGTCAAGCGGCTGCTCGAGGACAAGATCGTCAGTCTCGGGCTGAGCGAGCGCTTCCGCGTGATGGCCACGCACATCGAGACGCCGCACGACGGCATCATCATCTTCCAGGGCATGCAGGACCACACGGCCGAGTCTCTCAAGTCGCTGGAGGGCTACGACGTCGCGTGGGTGGAGGAGGCGCAGATGCTCTCGCAGCGCTCCCTCAACCTCCTGCGCCCCACCATCCGTAAGGAGGGCAGCGAGATCTGGTTCAGTTGGAACCCGATGGAGGTCACCGATCCGGTGGACGTCTTCCTGCGCGGCTCGTCGCCTCCGCCGTCTACCGCGGTCGTCGAGACCAGCTACGAGGACAATCCCCATCTGCCGCAGGTGCTCAGAGACGAGATCGAGTGGGACAAAGCCCGCGATCTCGAGAAGTATCTGCACATCTGGAAGGGTAGGTATCGCAAGTTCAGCGAGGCCCGCGTCTTCAAGAACTGGCGCGTGGAAGAGTTCGAGTCGCCTCGCGAGGCCGACTTCTACCTCGGCAGCGACTGGGGCTTCTCCATCGACCCGTCGGTCTTGACCCGCTGCTTCTTCCTTGACGCGCGTACTCTGTGCGTCGACCACGAGGCCTACGAGGTCGGCTGCGAGATCGAGGACACGCCCGACCTGTTCGATGGGCTGCTCTGCGCGGGGCTGTGCCCTCCCAAGCGCAGCGACTGTCGACGTCCCGAGCACGGATGGGCGCGGCCCTGGGTGGTCACGGCCGACAACGCTCGACCCGAGACGATCTCTCACATGCAGCGCCACGGCTACAAGAAGATGACGGCGTCCATCAAGGGACCCAACTCGGTGGAGGAGGGCATCTCCTTCCTGCAGAGCTACGACATCGTCGTGCACCCACGCTGTCGGCACACCATCGACGAGCTGACCTACTACTCCTACCGAGTGGACCCGCTCACCGACGTCGTGCTCCCCATCCTGGCCGACAAGAAGAACCACGTGGTCGACTCCCTGCGCTATGCGGTGGAGCGGAAGCGCAGAGCGAAGAGACGGGGGCTGCTGGTATGAACACTCTGACGCGGTTCTGGGATCGTCTGTTCGAGGAGCGCGCCGCGCGGATTCGCCTGACTCGGCCACGTCTCCTCAACGGAGCCCCTTCTCTCCGGGTCACTTATACCTTCGTGGCCCTTGAGGTCTCGGCCGCGGCGTATGAAGAGATCCGCGCGAAGCTCGAGGCCGCGGACTACGGCCACTGCTTCACGGAGGCCGGCGAGATCGACATGCATGGCATCGCGCTGGTGCGGGAGGTGGCCGATGTAGACTCGAGTAAACCTCAGGGGGTCTCGAGGGGCGAGGAGGTTCCTAGAGTGGGCCTCCTCGCCCGCTCTGGAGAAGGACGATGAACCTCGGCGTCCTTCGGTTCGCGTCCGACCTGATCTCTCGGGCTTCCTTCGCTATGCGCTCAGGGATCACGTTCGGCGGGAAGCGCGACCTCTTCGAGGCGCTCGGCTTCCAGCGCGTGCTGCGACCGGAGGACTTCCGCGATCGCTACGCTCGCAACGGCATCGCGGCCCGCGTCGTGGAGGCCGCGCCGCTGGCCACGTGGCGCGGAGGCGCCGAGCTGATCGAGGACGACGACCCCGACGTCGTGACCCCCTTCGAGGAGGCGTGGGGCGAGATCGAGAAGCGGCTGAAGGTATGGTCCGCGCTCTCGCGCGCGGACATCCTCGCCGGGCTCGGGCGCTACTCCGTCGTGCTGGTCGGTGCGCCGGGCGAGCTCGAGACTCCGCTGCCGCCGACGCTGCGGCCCGAGCAGCTGCTGTACCTCACGCCGAGGGGAGAGCAGGACGCCTCTGTCGACAAGTTCATCGACGATCCGCAGGATGTCCGCTACGGCCTGCCCGAGTTCTACCAGCTCAGGCTGGGCAGCGTCCTGGGGCGCACGGCGCGTACCGTCACTCGGCGCACGCACTGGAGCCGTGTCCTGCACATCGCGGACGGTGTGCTGGACGATCGAGTCTACGGCACGCCCAGGCTCGAGAGGGTGTGGAACGACTTCGACAACCTCGAGAAGGTGTCGGGCGGTGGGTCGGAGGCGTTCTGGCTGCGCGTCAATCAGGGGATGTACTTCAACGTGGACAAGGAGATCGATCTGGAGCCCGAGGAGGTCACGAAGGCTCAGGAGCAGATCGACGAGTACACCCACCACCTTCGCCGTACGATGATGCTGCGCGGCGCGAAGATGGAGATACTGGGCAGCGACGTCGCGAACTTCGCCAACCAGATCGACTCGATCCTCACGCTGATCTCAGGGGCCACGGGCATCCCGAAGCGGATCCTCATGGGCAGCGAGCGCGGCGAGCTAGCCTCGACGCAGGACCGAGAGAACTGGGAGACGAAGATCACCGATCGGCGTGCCGACTTCGCCGAGCCCTTCGTGGTGCGACCGTTCGTGGACCTGCTGATCGAGCGTGGCGTGCTGCCCGAGCCGACGGAGTACGAGGTGCAGTGGCCTGAGATCGAGAGTCTCACCGAGCCCGAGCGGGCGCAGGTCGCGACGTCGTGGGCGGGACTCAGTAAGTTGGCTGGCGGCCCCGTGGTGCTGCCGAAGGAGATCCGCGACCGCGTGCTGCGGCTCGAACCCCTCGCCGACGAGGACGTCGCGGAGTACGAGGGCAGGGAGCAGGAGAGGAAGGACGAGGAGGCGGCGAAGCTCGACGTGATACGCGAGAAGCGAGGGCTGCTGCCCTTTGGCAAGGGCAAGCCTGACGAGGACGAGCCGGAGGAAGACGAGTGATCGGTCTCGCTCGTCGTCTCGCCAGGCGCGACGTTCGCTTCGCGACACTCGTTCCGCGGCTCAGTCGGCAGCCTGCGCTGCGCGCGCTGGGCGGACCAGGATCGGGGAACTTTGGCCACGAAGGCAGACCGGGTAAGGTGGGGGGAAGTGGCCCCGGCGGGGGTGAGAAAAAAGCACCGCTTGAGATGTGGAAAACTGGTGTTGGATCGAGGGGAGCCTTTCTCAGGCTACGCGACCCGAATACACCAGAAGGCGCAGCGATGATAGAGGCACTAGAACAATTCCCAGTGTTCACAGGCACGCTCTATCGTGGGCTGAGCCTCTCGAAAGAGGAGGTTGACCAGCTCCTCGGTGGGGATGACATAAAGATCGAGCTGAGTTCGTCTGCATCTAAGGATAGAAACACGGCGCTCCAATTCCTCGTTCCTCAGATAGACAAGATTCCGGTCCTGCTTGAGATTCAGGGCAGCGGTCGCGACATCTCAGTGCCTGGCGGAAAGGATGAAGAGGAAGTCGTCTTAATGCCTAAGACGCGCTTGAAGTTCGTCTCCTCCGGAAGAGAGGAGATTAGAACATGGAAGAGGGCCACAGCTCTGAAGATTCTGTTGCGTGAGGTAAAGCACTAGTGCCGTCCGCTGAGCGTTTTGTCGACATCGATCTTGGCTGGTTGAAGATCGGGCGTCGCAAGAATATTCGACGTGTCCTTGGTGGCCCCGGCTCTGGGAACTTCGGTCATGAGGGAAGACCGGGCGAGGTAGGGGGGAGTGCACCATCCGGAGCTGACGTGCCGAAGCCTGTCGAGGGCAGCTCGGATCCTAGTGGGGACTTCGCTCTGAACAATGTCTATGCATCGAGGGAGGATGCGGCACGAAGTCTGGAGTACTACTTTAGGGACCGACTCGGCGAGGGCAAGCTGACCTCGCCTACTGAGACGGACCTTCCTCTGGCTCGGTTGCCATTCAAGAGATACAGTGGGGTGCTCCCTGTTAACGAGACAAAGACCACACAGGCCAGGGTGAATCTTGAGGACCTTCGTCATGGAGCGCAGAACCGGGTCTTTGTCTCTGGTGTGATCGAACATCTGCGAGATCCGACAGGCGAGCGCATCCGAGTCATCAAGACTCCTCAAGGAAAATATCAGATCTGGGATGGGCACCACCGGGCCTCAGCAGCGCGAATGTCTGGAGAAAAACAGATCGAAGTCGAGGTGCTCGGATGAGGAGCATCGAGATCAAGGAGGAGATTCTCCAGGGGATGCCCGTATCGTGGAAGCACTATGTTGTGTTCTTGGATGACGAACCCGTTGCTCCCCACAGGACCAAGGCTGATGCCGACACGATGGTGTCCAAACTGGAGTCTCGACGTTTGCGCGTACTGGGGGGGCCGGGCTCCGGAAACTTCGGTCACGCCGGAAGACCCGGCGAGGTCGGAGGAAGTGCGCCTGGCTCGAGTGCCTTCGAGCGCGACGTGATCGGTGTGAAGGCCGACGAGTCTCGTCTCAGGCTGCCGATGGCCCCCGGCATCAGTGCCCAGAGTTGTTCCGGCTTTGGTAGGTGTACCCAGAATGCGTTGGCCGAACACGAGAAGAACGGGACGTCGGTGTATGTAGGGACGGTCGTGCAGAAGGAGAAGTACGATCAGGCGCTCGCTCTATACGAGAAGGACGGCACATGGTCCGGGACGGAGGCATTTCCGCATGCGTGGAACGTCTCTGATGCTGGGATCGTCGACAGGAGTCTGGGTTCATCCTTTGGGGGCGAGCACATCTACTTCGGCGTGAGAGTTCCAGAAGACGTCCTGGGCCAGATAGCATCTGGCGACGAGCTAGCTCGGTGGCACACAGGACATCTTCGTAGCGCAGGCGGACCGGGCTCTGGACACTTCGGTCACGAGGGTCGACCCGGCGAGATTGGCGGTTCAGCGCCGAGCGGAAGAGTGGTTACGTACCTCCACGGTACGACCGCGTCTGTCTGGGCGAGCATCAAGTCAGAGGGGCTGCGACAGAGTTACGGAGACGGAAAAGTCTATCTTACCAACAGCCGGAGTACCGCGCAGCGTTACGCAAAAGTACGAGCTGCGAATGAGTTGGCACGTAAGCCTGGGAGCGTGGTAGTCCCCATCATCGTAAGGGTGGTGATACCTGCTGAGCACGCCGAAAAGATCGGCCTCGCAGAACGTCAACCAAAGGACGGTGTCGCCTACGCTTTTCCCGAGGCGATCCCTGCTGAATGGATCGTAGGGGGCGAAGAGGATTCTGACGAGGGTTGGCGAGAACTTGCTGGGTCCAGGACGCTGTGGGCTGTGGTCTTTGTCCGTCCTGATCGCCGCAAGCACCTGCGTCGGCTGATCCCGGGTGCGGCTGCGCTGAAGTTCGCATCTACGTACCGCGTGCTACGTCGCGGTCCCCGCTCGAAGGCTGCTGTGGTGGGCGCGATCTGGGTCCGGGAGAGCGGAGGACGCCTGATCACGGACGTCTCCGACGACACGCGTGACCTGCTGCGAGGCATGACGGCCGGTGCGCTGCTGGCCGGTCAGTCACCTGAGCAGCTGGCCTCGCGCATCATGCGGGAGATCGAGCCGACCGAGGGGATGCGCGCCGCGGCGACCGAGTTCGCGCAGCGACTTCGCGACGGTGCGGGGACGACCGTCAAGGCAGGGGTCCTCGAGGTCCGGGTACCGAGGGGCGGACTGTCGGACGCGAAGATCGCAGCGTGGACGGCGCGCTACGAGGCCCGGCAGCTCAAGGCCCGGGCGCTGGCTATCGCGTCCTACGAGCTGCGCGCTGCGCTCGAGGAGGGACAGCGCAGACTGTGGCTCGACGCGTATCCGGCCAGAACGGAGCGGGTGTGGCGTCCGTGGGGTGATAGCTGCCCGGTGTGTACGTTCATGATCGGCGAGACCTCGAGGCTCGACACTCCGTTCGAGCTGGAGAGCGGCGAGGAGGTCGACGGACCGCCGGCACACCCGCACTGCGACTGCTACACCGAGCTGTTCGTGCCGAGGAGGAGAATGCGAGGAGCGGGCGGTCCTGGTTCCGGTAACTTCGGCCACGCTGGGAGACCGGGGGAAGTCGGAGGGAGCGCCCCTTCGAGTGGCGGCGGAGATGCGGGTGGA